ATCAACCGCTAGACCCAGCGACCGACGAAACATCACAGGTCACTTCAAGGCGAGCGATTGGAATGACCGAGGTTGTAGGTCTTATTGAATCCATCACAGGGTTCAAGCCAAGCCGAGCAACGATATGGCGCTGGCAGTTGAATGGAAGACTTGTGGCGCGACGTATCGGTGGTCGCCTTTACACGACAGAGCAGGACGTGAGGCACATGCTCAAGCGTGATGAACAACTAAAAGGCATTTCGGATGAGATCGAAAGTCTGCGGCGCGAGCGCGATGAGGCGAGGCGGGAGGTGTGCGTTTGGCAAACCGGAAGAACCGGCAGCGCATTGCAAGACTATGCCAAATTACGCGGCTGGGACTGCTTCGCGGAGGAAACCAAGTGATCGTCAGAGCTGAACGGAACGGTTGGCGCGACGAGTGGATCAGCAATAGGCATCGCGCCTGGGGCGTGAACTGCCCAGCCGTCGATTTAGATTTCATCATGTGCGAGTACAACCACGGCATGCCAGTCGCTCTGGTGGAGTACAAGCACGTCAACGCGAAGCCAGTTGACAAGAAGCATGCGACCTACCGGGCCTTGATCGCGCTTGCCGATGGATACAGGCATCGACCGTTGCCGGCATTCGTCGCGCTGTACAGCTCACAAGAGGCCACGTTCATCGTGCAGCCTCTGAACCAGCATGCAGAAACGTACTTTGGAAGCCTGGCGAACACGTTGATGTCCGAACAGGAGTTCGTCAGGCACCTGTATCTGCTGCGCAAGAAAGTGCTGTCCGCAGAAGACGAGGCTGTAATCAGGTCATTGAGTGCGTCGCGAGGACTAGCATTGATGGAATCCGGTGATACGCTGAATGCATGACGCTGCCAGTCGAGCGGTTCAATTCCATCTCGCGCACACGCCATTTCCTCGGCGCACTATGCGATCCGAAGCGGACGCCGGGCGTGCCATCCGCAATTCGGGATGAAGCCAGGCGGTGCCTGAAGCACTATCCAACCGCGCTGGACATGGAGGAGGCCAGACACGGACTACGGCTGGCTGCTCAAATCTGGGCTGCCGTCGAACCGCTTCCTCGCCGGCTCCGCCGACCGAGAACGTCCGACGATGAGTAGGATGCACACACAATGACGGGCGAGCGGCCACGGACGGCCTCTGCCCTTGCGGTCATGCTCCGAGCGTGGCAGGATGCGCTTATGCCCGACGTACTCACCGTGACTGTTGGGATACCGGCTCGCAGCCTTCATGCGAACTCGAGGGTTCACTGGGCTATCCGCGCAAAGGCCACGAAGAAAGCGCGTGTCGAATCGTGGGCGGCGGCCCAGATCGCAATGCACGAAGCAGACGAAAAGGGTGGGTGGAAGGAGGCGACTTGCGCTGTCCACTGGTACGCCTCCACAAATCGCAAGCGCGACAAAGACAACTGCCTGGCAGCTCTGAAGGCCACGTTCGATGGGCTCGTTGATGCTGGCCTGCTGGAGGATGACTCGGCACTGACGCACCTGCCAATGGTCATCATGGTCGATGCCAAGAACCCTCGAGTTGAACTGCACCTGAAGCGGTGGGAGGTCAAGGGTGGCGCGTAAGAAGCCAGGAACATCAACTCGCGAATGCGACCGTGATCGCATTAGACATGAGTTGAAGGATCACTATTGGCGAGATGGATCAACACCCGGAACGCAGTGGACAGTCGAGAAACTTTCTCGAAACATCCACCGGGTCACGATGCTTGCCGATACGCCGCATCGATTCGAGTGGCATGGGTTGCTGGCTTCAGATCGGCACCATGACAATGCGCACACAAATCAGGAACTGGAGCGCAACCATCTAGATGAGTTACGCGAGCGCAAGGGTGGAGCAATTGACTGTGGTGATCTTTTTTGCGCCATGCAAGGGCGCTGGGATTTGAGAGCTGATCGCTCTGCATTGCGGGAGGAATATCAGTCTGGCGATTACCTTGATGCCCTTGTCCGCGAGGCAACAAAGTTCTACGCGCCATATGCGGATCGCTTCGTCTGCATCGGACGAGGCAACCACGAGACAGCGATTACCAAACGTCACGAGACCGATCTGACGGAGCGCCTGTGCGCAGGATTGAGCGCCGCGTCGCAGTGCCCTGTGTATTCCAGCGGCTACGGCGGGTATGTGCTGTTCAGGCTGATTACGCAGTCTGGTGGATCATTCTCTTTCCGTGTCAAGACCTTCCACGGTTCCGGCGGTGGAGCCATTGCCAGCCACGGCGTACTTGACACCCGCCGGCATGCGTCGATGTACCCGGATGCAGACCTTGTAATCACTGGGCATAGCCACCACCACTGGATCGTTCCATTGGCTCGAGAACGCCTGCGTCAATTTCTAGGCCAGGCTGAAATCGTGCTTGATGAGCAAATACATTGCAGGATTGGCACTTACAAAGATGAGCATGGCGACCACTTTGGTGGATGGGCATGCGAGAAGGGTCTCCCACCAAAGACACTTGGTGCGGTTTGGATGCGCCTGCACATTGCCGGCACACAAGGGAACTATCGCCTAGCAGCGGAGTTGACCCGTGCAACATGAAGCCAGACTCACGATCAACGGAAGGCGCTGGAGGATCAAGCTTGTGCGGTCAAAAGACTTGCCGAAGGACTGGCTTGGAGACTGCGACCACCCACCAGGACCGCACCCAACCATCCGGGTGCGACGGAACCTGTCGCAGCAGCGACTCGCATCCGTCATCGCACACGAAGTCCTTCACGCCGCTGTACCGGCATTGGATGAAGCGACGGTCCAGGCCGCAGGAGATGCGATAGGCCGGGCATTGTTTGTGCTACAGTTCCGCCGAGTCGGAACATCCAAGCCTCCGACGAAAGGACAACCATGAAGCCAGCCAAAGGCAAGCGATTCGTCAAGGTCGTGCGGAACCCAAAGACCGGGCGCACCAACCGGGTCAGTTACGGGCAGGCCGGCAAGGCCAAGGGCGGCGGCGACCGGATCAAGCCAGGCACCGCCAAGGGCGACGCCTACTGCGCCCGTAGCTGGGGCCAAATGCAACGCAGCCCGGCAGCAGCAAAGAACCCAAATAGCCCGCTGCGGCTCTCGCGCGCCAAGTGGAAGTGCAGCGGCAAGACCAGCAGACGCTGATGCCGCGCCACGCAAACCTGCCGTTTCACCTGTACGTCACCGTACCGAACCACCTGCTCGGGCCTGGCATGCCTGCCGGCACCACCAGAGGCATTTGGCACGCTGTCTATTCACGACCAGGCCAAATGCTGATGACGCATGTCCTGCTCGAGAGCGGAGCACATTGGTGTGGCCTACCCATGCACGGACTGCTGGCGACCGACGATGGCGGCTTCTGGCACGATCGACATGACCTGGAACCGTGGGGCGGAATGGGCGAACATTTGGAATGTCTCCATCTGCACTATCTCGAAGGACTCGAGGTAGTTACGATCAAGTACGGATGGAAGGGAAGGCACACCGGAATCGTGATCGATTGGACAGACGGCTTCTCTCGCTACCCGCAGGAACACAAGCCGCTCAACCTGCTCGAGATGGACACAGGCCAGTTCGCCCTGCTGCCGAATAACTACGTCACCTACTCGGACAAGCACCTCGTCAACCCGAGCAAGCGTGAAGACTTGAAGAACTACCGACGAGGAGAAACCACCTATTGGGAGAAATGATGGCGAAGAAGCAGAAGAACAGCCTCGTCGGGAACATCAACCGCAGGCGCAAGGCCGGCACCAGCCGATCCAAGTCAACGTCCACCGTGAGCCCAAAGGCATATGCACAACTCAAGAAGGGATGGAAGTGATGCCGTTCACGTCCAAGGCACAACAGCGTTTCATGTACGCCAAGCACCCAAAGATCGCCAAGAAATGGGCAAAGAAGACAAGCAGCTTCAAGAGCCTGCCAGCCCGCGCAAAGAAGCGCAAGTAATCGCGCTCAATGAGCATGGGCACCGCATCGGCGAGACCCACCACAATGCCACGATCCCGGAAGAAACCGTCCAGCGACTCCGATACCTCCACGAAGAGGAAGGCATCGGCTACCGGCGACTCGCTGCAATGTTCAACCTCCGACGAGACACCGTCATCAAGATCTGCCGATACGAGCGCCGAGCCCAAATCGCTCGTTCCTGGAGGCGCAAGGCGACCGGGTAAGCCTAAAGAACCCATATCTAGGGACATCCTAGAGGGTCTGCTGCGCTGGATTGCAGAGGGAAAGACGCTGCGGGAATGGTGCAGGCAGCCGGGCAATCCGCATTTCACCACGGTTTACGATTGGATCAATGCGAATGAAGCACTTATCCTACGCTTCGCGCGCGCGCGCGAGGACGGATACGAAGCCATAGCAGAGGAATGCCGCACGCTTGCAGACACTCCTCCGCATGACCAGGTCGAGGTGCAATGGCGCAGGCTTCAGATCGACACGCGCCTGAAACTGCTCGCCAAGTGGAGTCCGAATAAGTACGGCGACAAGGTCGGGATCGACCACGGCGGATCGGTCACGATCAATGTCGTGACGGGACTGCCGGATGACTAGTTTCACGGTGCCGCTGGGATTCACGCCGAGGCCGTGGCAGCTCGAGTGTTATCAGCGCCGCAGGCGGTTCACCGTGCTGGCACTGCACCGCCGCGCAGGCAAGACCGAACTGGCGCTGGTGCGTTTGCTGCACGCCGCGATCAAGTGCCGGGATCAGATGCCGTTCTTCGTGTACGTCGCGCCGTTCCTGAAGCAGGCCAAGACCATCGCCTGGGCACGCCTGAAGCGCAAGGTCGAACCCATGCGCCGGTACGGCGGCGTCGAAATCAATGAGGTTGACCTGGCCGTGACGCTGAAATCCAATGGTGCCACGATCCGCCTGTTCGGCGGCGACAACCCGGACGCACTGCGTGGCGTGCGCCTGGATGGCTGCGTCATCGACGAGGTGGCCCAGATCAAGCCCGAGGTTTGGAACGACATCATCCAGCCGGCGCTGTCAGACCGCAAGGGCTGGGCCATGTTCATCGGCACGCCGGCAGGGATCAACCTGTTCAGCGAGTTGTTCTACCGGGCTGGGACGCTGCCTGATTGGTACGCGGCCAGATACACGGTCAACGACACCGACGCGCTGGACCGCGACGAGGTCGAGCGCCTGCGTCGCGACATGCCGGAGGCCGCGTTCGCTCGCGAGTATTTGTGTGACTTCAGCGCGGCCGGGTCGGATCAGCTCATCAGCCTGTCCGACACCGAGACAGCGGCAGGCCGCGAATACACGGACAGCGACGTACTCGAGTTCCCGCTGGTGGTCGGCGTCGATCCGGCCCGGTTCGGCGATGACCGCAGCGTGATCGTGCTGCGTCAAGGGCTGCGCATGGAGGAGCCGATCATCTACCAGGGCATGGACAACATGCAACTGGCCGCAGCCGTCGCCAATGTCATCGAAGACCGTGACCCGGACGCCGTGTTCATCGACTCCGGTGCCGGCGCTGGCGTCATCGACCGCCTGCGGCAGTTGGACTACTTCGTCGTCGAGGTGCCGTTCGGAGGCAAGGCGACCCAGCCGAACCTGTTCCTGAACAAGCGAGCAGAGATGTGGTGGCTGGTCAAGGAATGGATCGACAACGGCGGCGCGATCCCGGATGACAACACGCTCAAGGCAGAACTGTCCACGCCGACGTTCTGGTACGACCAGGTCGGTCGCCGTGTCCTCGAGAGCAAGGACGAAATCAAGAAACGGCTACAGGGCGGCGGCAGCCCTGACATCGCCGACGCGCTGGCACTGACGTTCGCCTACCCGGTAGCCAAGCAACTGCCTCGCGAGGTGCGCGAGAAGATCGACCCACGCCCGAAGGACTATGACCCATACGAGGAGGTGTGAGGTGCCCGTAGTAAACGACGATGGCAATACGGTCAGCGGCGAAATACGGCAGCACCAGAACGAATTGGTGAGCCGATTCGAGGATGTCGCCATTTCGATGCCACAAGTGCACATCGAAACGACGCATCTACTGCATGGTGGCATGTACGCACGGACGATTCGGATACCAGCAAACACGATGCTGACAGGCACCCTGACATCCTGCGACAACATCTGCATCGTGGACGGCGATATCACCGTCACCACGGATGCAGGCCCGCAGCGGTTGACTGGCTTCAATGTGCTGCCAGCCACCAAGGGCGCACGCCGAGCTGGCATAACGCACTCCGAAACGAACTGGACCACGATTATTCCGACGAATGCCACGACGGTCGAACAGGCGGAGGCAGACTTGACCAGCGAGCCGAAGCGGTTGCAGACAAATCGCACCGGCATTGCCTACGACAAGGCAAGCCTGGATCGGTTGTCATATTCGGAATTCCGAAAGGCGCTCGGCATGTCGCAAGAGTTGGTGGATGCAATCGTCAAGGACGAAAGCGATTGCATTGTGACCGAACTGTGTGAACAGAATTGCAGGCGCGGCAAATCAGCAATCCACGGCATTGGCATCTTCGCTACTCGAGATATCAATCCGCATGACATCATTGCGCCAGGCCGACGTAGAGGTAAGCGGTGCATTGCAGGGCGATGGACGAATCATTCTGCAACGCCGAACGCCATGTTTATGGCTGGCACTGGCGATGCCGAAATCGAATTGGTTGCTACTGAAAGGATCGGCAGTGGCGACGAAATTACTGTGGATTACGGACAGGCAAAGGAACTTGCATACAGACTGGAGGAATCACGATGAGTGCAGTCGCATTGGCAATTGCAGCGGTGACTGTGGCAGCAGCAGGCACGGCATACGGCGTTTATGCTGGAGAGCAAGGTAAGAAAAAGCAGGAAGAGGCCATGCGTCAACAGCAGGCCGCTCAGGCGCAGGCCGCAAAGCAGGCGCAAAGTCAAACGCGATTGTCGCGTCAGGCGATGGCAGCAGCCAATCGAATTGAGCCTGCGGTCGGCGGCATCATGCAGGCGGCGCAGGAAAGCGCGCAGGGCGGTCCATCCAGCACCATGCTGACTGGGCCGATGGGCGTCAACCCGCAGGATCTGCAACTTGGTCGGTCATCCCTTCTCGGCGGCTAACACATGAGCGAATATCCCGGCGACAACCGCAGTTACAAGAACGCTCCGCAGCGCGAGCGCCTGTTCACTCGCTGGGGCCAGCTCAAGTCCGAGCGCGCATCTTGGTTCGCGCACTGGCAGGAGATCACGTCATACCTGCTGCCGCGAAACGGACGTTACTTCCGACAGGATCGCGACCGTGGCTGGCGTCGCCACAACAACATCTACGACAACACCGGCACGCGGTCGCTCCGCACGCTCGGCGCTGGCATGATGGCCGGCGCGACCAGTCCGGCTCGGCAATGGTTCCGGCTGGCGACGCCAGACCCTGAACTGAACTCGTACCAGCCGGTGAAGTTGTGGCTTGACGATGTAACCAGGCGCATGCAGTTGGTGTTCCAGAAGTCGAACACCTACCGATCGCTGCACCAGATTTACGAGGAACTTGGTGCGTTCGGCACGGCGGCCACGATCATCATGCCGGACTTCAACCGGGTCATCCATCACTATCCGCTGACCTGCGGCGAGTATTGCATTTCGACTGACGCGCAGGGCCGCGTCTGCACGCTCTACCGAGAGTTCGAGATGACCGTGTCGCAGATGGTCAAGGAGTTC